CATTAGCCTTGACAGTATGCGCGACAATCTGATGCTTCCGTCATGCCGAGTTTTACTCTCCCCGAAGGCGTTGAAATCCCCGAGAATCTGAAGGAAGGCGAGGCGTTCCAGACGATGGCGACGATTGTCCTCGGCAAGAACGGCAAAGCTGAGTTCATCGAGATTGATGGCATGGCCATCCCCGGTTACGAGAAGAAGTCTAAGGGTAAGAAGATGGCCGAGGGAGGCGAGGAGGAGTACGAGGAGGGCGAGGAGATGGAGGAGTCCACTCCTGGCGGCGGCGGTTTCATCGCCGAGGTGATGCAGCGCGGACGCGGCCCGATGGCTTAAATTCTAAACCGATATGCCAAACATCACATGCGACGAGGCGGAGACGCTGATCAATGAGGCGGCGTCGCTGGGATGTCGCTCGCCGTGGGAGATTGAGCTGGCCAAGCTGGCTCTGGAGAATCGCATTGCGACGTATCTCCAGGGCGGTGGCGCGACTCGCGGTGCGTATCGGAGCGTGACGACGAGCGGGAATGTGTTGAGCGGTGATTATCTGATCATCGCCGATGCTACCGCTGGAGCTATTACGATGACATTGCCGCCTGCGGCTCTGGTTCCTGGCCGCATCTACGCTTTCAAGCGCATCAATTCCGGTGCGAATGCGGTCATTATCGATGGCTACGCGAGCGAGACGATTGATGGGGCGACAAGCCATTCCATGTCCCCGCAGTGGAACAGTCTGATCATTATGACCAACGGTGTCGCGTGGTTCAAATTAGCTGATCATTGATATGCCAGTAATCTCCTGCACTGAAGCGGCTGAATTGATTGCGGAGGCTCAAGGAGCTTCATGCAAGAGTCCGCGTGAACGCATTCTGCTGGAGATTGGCCTACTCTGGGAGGCGTCGATTCTTGGCGGAACGGCTGATATCACGGCGGATAACACGGTGATTACGGCTGATTCCACAATCATCACGGCGGACATGACCCAATTCATCTAACCATTAACAAACCTTTTAGGATACACCCACATGGCAAAACAGACCATTAACATCGGCGCAGCACCGAACGACGGAACGGGAACTCCGCTTCGCACTTCGTTCGATTACTGCAATCAGAACTTTACCGAGCTGTACACGGCTACTGGCCCGAGCGGCAATAACATCGTCGTTCCTGGCTCCGCCACCATCACCGGCGATCTGACGGTGAGTGCTGGCACTGTAAACGGTGTTGGCTATCTCAATGCATCGAAGGTTCTTACCGCTGGATCTGCTCTAATTTTTGATGGAACAAATCTTGGTATTGGAGGCACGGGTCAGCTTCGTTTTGCCACTTCTGGCGGAGCGATTGGCGGTAATACTATCGGAACCGAAAACAGCTTCAGCATAATGCTGCGCTGCGGCCGTGGTACTACCAGTAATATTGAACTTGCTTCAGATAAGCTGGTGTTCGGTACTGGCATGTCAGAACGCTACCGCATCGCCTCAGACGGCGTAGCCACTTGGTCCAACGTCGGCGGAGTCGCTGGAACCGCCATGACTTTGAACGCTACGGGGCTGGGCGTGGGGGTTGCGCCAGCAGTTAGGCTCGACTTGCTCGTTGCTGACGCTGCGGAAGCTACGCGTTTCCGTGCTGCGAGCGGATGGCTACGGATTCATCCGTACCTGAATGCGACAGACTACTGTCGAGTTCAAGCGGTCAATGGAACCAATACTGCGCTGATACCAATATCGGTTGAAGGATTGACAGTTCGGTTAAACTCTAATTTTGGAAACGCTGTCACAATCGACAGTCTTGGAAACACGATTTCCAACGTCAATTCGGCCATTCCATCACTCGGAACCAACAGCCAAATGGTCTTCAATCTGACCAGCAACACCAACCTCCGCATCTCTGTTCGCGGCACTGACGGCACGACCCGTGTCGCCAACATCACTCTCGCCTAATCCCATGATTACCATCAACTGGATCATCGAACGCCTGTTGGTCAAACCGACCGAAGGCAGTCTCACCGATGTCGTCATCACCGCCGACTGGCGTTGCAACGGCTCGCAGGATAACTACAGCGGCACTTGCTACGGATCGACCAGCTTCGCTCCGCCGGGCGGATCGTTTACGCCGTATCCTGATCTGACCGAGCAGCAGGTTCTCGGCTGGTGCTATGCCAACGGCGTGGACAAGACCGCCATCGAAGCGAACGTCTCCGCGCAAATCGAGAACCAGATCAACCCGCCGATCGTCAATGCGGAAACTCCTGTCGCCGCTGTTGACGAACAGCCGGTTGTTTCGGATGCTCCGACGGCATGATTAAAATTGAACTGACTCCCGAGCAAACGAACACCCTGCTGCAACTTATTGATATCGCCATCAAAGCTGGCGGTTTCCAGAATGCAAAGGTCGGCGTCCCTATCGCCGAACTAATTTTGGAAGCTGCAAAGCAATCGCAGGCGGACACTAACTAACCACCACGATGACGGACCACCACGCTTTCATTCGAGATATCTCAATAGGCGTCGGTGGTCCGGCCATCGGCATTTTGGGGAACGCGGTATTCTCCGATCCTCACCTCAAGACTGCGTCATTGGCACTTGGCGCGTTCGCCGCGCTTCTTACTTGCGTCGTGAAAGCAGTCGAACTGTATCGCAAACTCAAAAACGACAAATGAACGCTAATATCTCCTCTCTTCTCCGCCATATCCTGACCGCTGCCGGTGGATTCATCGTTGCCAAAGGGTTGGCCAGCGCCGATCAGGTTGCTGAATTGGCCGGTGCTGCTGTCAGCATTTCTGGCGTCGCTTGGTCTATGTGGAAGAACAAGCAATCAGCCGCTGCTGCACCCGCCAAACAGACGGAATGAACTTCCTGGCCGACCTCGTTATGAAGCTGGTCATCTGGCTTCATGCGCTGACGACCAAAGACACAACAAATGAAGACGCCAAGAAGCAACCTGATCTTAAGCGTTCTCTTCTTGATCGTGTGCGCGAGCATGAGCGTGAGCTGCGCGAGCCGGGTGATTTACGTCCCCCACGGTGAGCCGGTGAGGCTCGCTGAGAGCGTCAAAGCTAAGGTTTGGGTCGTTGACGCGAGCGGCAAATCGGTGCGTAGTCAGAACCGTATTACCATCCATGAAGGCTGGTATGCACTCCCAAAAGAATGAGCAATAACGCACCGTACAAAGGTTCGCCGTCTGTTAAGGTAGGCGGCAGCGGACCTTACAAGCAGTCTCCTCCGCCGAAGCCTCCGATTAAGCCGGTTGCAAAGCAGGTTCCGAGCGGAAGCGGTCCTTACCGTAGATAAGTGATTTAAACGAAAATCCCCCGGTGGTAACGAGAACCATCGGGGGATAATTGTTTTAGCGTCCGAGCGACTTCATCACGCTGGCAACGAAGTCTTCACTCTTCGCGGTGTTCGTGTTCGATGGACGAGAACCTCCAGATGTCGCCTTCGAAGTAACTCCAGGCTCGCTTCCGCGATACTTGGATAGTTCAGCTTGCAGGCGCTTGTTCACCTCAACCTGAGCATAGAGCAGTTCGCGGTACTTCGGCGCAGCAGCGGCCCACAGAGCCGCCTTGGCAAGGTCTTCTTCGCTGTTCTCGCCGTTGAAGATCTGCTGGGCAAGACTCAGTCGGCCATTCAACTCGGTGTTCCATTCATCATCGCCTTCACGCGGCTCAAAGATTTCAAGCGCGCGAGCATTCTCGCTCACCTTAGCCCAGGTCTTGGTGGCCGACTCTAGCGCAGCCTTAGTACCCTCCTCGTTGTCCTGCTGGTACTTCGAGATGATGGCGTCGTAATCAGCTTTCGCCTCGGAAATCTCTGACGCGCGTTCGCCATTGATTTCGTCGTACTTCACAATCAGCGCACCGAGCTTTGCCTTCTTGGACGGAGAAAGCCCCTCGACAATGTCGTCGATCTGCGAGTTGCGATATTCGCTTTCAGGAGACTTGAGCAAATCAACAAGTCGCTCGCCGTCAGTTCCAACAAGGTTCTTCACGGAATCAAAGACGCCGCTAATCTTGCCTTCGTACTTCTTGACGAACTCAGGGTGGCGCTCGACATCGAGGATGCGAACACGCTCGGAAAGCGCGTCACGCTCTTCCTGCAAGGTCTTGAGCTGCGCTTCGTAGTTCGGATTGGCAGTCTTTCCAGACTTCAGCTCGTCCAACTGCTTGGCCAGCAAAGCCTTCTCTTCCTTGATCTTGCGGAAAGCATCAGCGGCCTTCGTTGACTTGATCGTCTCGGGAATATCGGAATCAGCGTCCGTAGAAGTCGGAGCCTCGGCCTGCTGCTTTTTCGTACCGAACATCCGCTCGATATCCATCTCAGCCTTGCTGAGCTTGGAAGCGTCTGCGGACTTTGCGGCTGGCTTCTGAGTTTTAGCTTTTGGCTCTTCCGTAATCTGCGAGGCAGAATTGGCCGACTCATCAGCCAATGCGGCGTCATCAATGCCACTTGCCTTGAAAGCGTCGATGAACGAGCTGCCAAAGTCGGGGGTTGTTCCGTTGTTGGTGAGAGGTGAGTTCAGTGGTTCTTCCATAATTTGTTAGTATTGCTTATCGAATGTCGCTTCTGGTTCTTTCGCTGTTTCAGTTACTGCCAATTTACGAAGGTTTTCAAGACAATGCGCGTAGCCAGCGGTTACACCGGCAGCGAAAATAATGTCCGATTCCTTGCTGCCATGCGACGGCATCGGCACCGGCATTGATTCGGCCACGATGCGTAATGCCATGCGTAGTACGGGCATGCTGAAGATCTGAGCGAGTTCAGCCTGTTGGCCATCGGTCTGCCAATCGGACAGATTGATGTCAGGCAGCTCCAGTAGGTTCTTCGGGTTCTCCTTCTTCGAGCCTCTTAGCCAGTTGATCATACTTTGTTTTCTTGTTTCGTTTCAGTTTGTGCCTTTGGGGAATCGGATCGAGAACGTCGTCGAGTTTGATTGGGTTCTCCTTATTGACGACATCGCGCTTCGGTCGAATGACCTTTGTAATCTCAAGCATGTCAACGAGCGGCAGCTTGATGTAGCCGCAATCAACGTCGTTGATGCCGTACGAGACGACGAATTGGTTCTTCGCGGCGTCGTAGAATGAGCCGCACGGGAAGATAACCGCCGGAAGCCCCGGCCACCAGTCTTGCTGATTGGTTCCAGTCAGGATCGGCAGCGTCGTCATGCGGACGATGCGAAACGGAGGCTTTGCTTCGAATGCGTACGCTCCCATGTAGTAGCGACGTTTCTTGTTTATCCACGGCAAAGAGCTGTGGAAGAAGGTCCAGTACAGGCCATCGACGTAGATGGGGTTTGATCCGCCTCGAACCTCACCGAATTTCCAGAGCGGATTGAACTCCTCGGTGACGTATTCGGCTTCCTTCTCAAGACGCCCATTAAGGCGCACAACGACATGTGGATTGGCCGAATACACCATGTGTGGCGCATTATCGTGGACGAAATAGAGCCAGTTCTTCTCATGGCCCTCGTTGATCATGGCCTGCGCGTAGTTGTTGCCGTAGATTGGATCGAAACGACCGACGTTCAGGAACTGCTTATCGAGCAGAAACATTCCCTGGTGCGCGTACGACTTGAATGGGATGAACGTGCAGCAGCTTAGTCCATACTTGTCGCCGAACTTGATGACGCGCGGATCTTCGAACTGCTCATTCGGATAATGAGACGTTAGCTGGAGCAACGCTTTCTTCGTCGCTCGCAAATTCTGGCTGAGTTCAAAGACAACAATGTCGTTCTTCTCAAGATAGACATCCTCGTCCTTCTCGCGCTTGTTGCGGCAGCGGCGGACGAAGAGGAGAATCTTCCCATCCGGCTCCTGAACGATTGCTGGGTTGAAATAGTAGGTTCCTGTTTCCTGCGGCAGAACGATTTTTCCAACCTCCCAGTCAACCTGCTCTGCCAATTTTGGAACGTCGTTCTTTGCGTAGCTCATTAGAAACTCGGCTGCGAATTTGATTTCGTCGTAGAGAGCAAGCCAATGATCGCGTTCCTCGCGGACCTCGGTCAGATGCTCCTCATGTTCTTGGGTTCGAATCTCAAGCGTTCTCTGCAAATCCTCGATCTGCATGAGAAGATCGGCAGGACCGTCGCCACCATTTGCGAATCGCTTGAGTGCTTTAAGAGACAGGCTTCGGATGATGTCTTTCATTTTGAATTCGCCAATCAATCTGGAATCTCAGTTTCGAACTGGTCTGCCACCCTTGGGAGAATGGAGTAAGAGTTCAAAAGATGCCGACTTTTGAAGTAAATTAGCAAATCAATGTGAGCCGAAATTTCAACAGTCGTCTCAAGCAATGGCTTCAACGCTTTCCGTCGAACAAGATAGGCGTGAGTGCAAAGCGGATGGCAGCGATACAAGTTGTGGCCAACTTTTTCCTCAACACGACCGACGGAGCAGCATGATCCGGCAAAAATCATGTCCCAATCTTTTGGAGCCTCCTTCAGCGCAAGCTCGATTGCCTCTTTCCACCCATCTCGGAAAACAACGTCGTCCTCAAGAACCAACCAGTAGTTCTCACCTTCGGACATCTCAAGCGCACTCCAGAGCATGATGTGCGACATGGTGCATCCGATGTGCTTGGCGCAGATGTAGTAGGGATTTATCGGATCATCTTCGGTGTACGGAATCGTTGCCTTAAGCCCAGACTTTGCACCGTTCAGACCGTGGAAGAACTTGAACTTTTCAATTCCAGCTTTCTTGAGGCTTTCGGTGACTGTTTCTATGCGCTTTGATCCGCGCTGGGTGATGACAATGGGAATCATTTTTTAGTCTTTTGGTAGATTGAGAACACGCTTTCCTTCAGATCGTACCGCTGAATCAGGGTGCAGTATTTTTCAACAAATCGAATCGCGGTCTGGGTCGATTCCCAGTTCACATCGTCCATGATCATGTAGCCGCCAACCTTGAGTTTTGGAAGCCAGTTGACGACATCGCTCGTAGACGGCCATTCGGCGTGATTGGCATCGATATGAACCATGTCCATGTCCGGCAGGAACCGTGACGCATCCCAAGACGACATGCGGCAGAACTGGATATGCCTAACAACCTCGGCACGGACACAATGGCGCACAAAAGCCTCGTAATGACCTTCCAAATCGAGCTTTGACCACCACTCTTGATTTGCGAGTACCTCATCATCGATGCAGTCCTCTTTCTTCCAAGAGTCGATGGCATAGACGGTGCCGCTTCCAACGAGTTTACAGGAGTAGGCCAGTGCCAGTGTGGATTTACCCTCGAAGACTCCAACTTCAGCGATTCGTTGCGGCTTGCTGTCGATAACCAGCTTTCCGATCTGAAAGCCTTTTTCAACGTCGCACCAGCCACCCATTTTTGGGTATTGATCTGAAATAAACTCTTTCAGCGCATCGTAGTGGTTGCTCATTTTGGGTGGATGTAGGTGACTGACTTTCTGAAAAGAGGGGTAGTGAACACTTTGATGACGGTGGATCGTGGCCAACTCAAAGGCTCTGCGGTGATGTTCAACGGCCTGAACTGACCGCTTTGAATGTCGTTCAAGGCACCGGGATGTTCGTTTACGATCAGTGCCGACTTGTGGCGAGTGGAGATGATTTCGAGAATCCTTCGGCACTCTGAAAACTCAAGATGCTGCAAAACATCCTTGATGTGAACGAGGTCAAATGATTCGTGAATGTCTTCAATGCTATCGGTGCTGATGTCGGTTCCAAGCGGAGCTTTTGACTTCGCGAATGCCGTCGCAACAGGGCTAACATCGATGCCTTTGTAGCGAACTCCTGACAGATCAATCATCGACATCAACTGCCAGTCGCCGCATCCGACATCCAAGATCGACTTGATCTTGTTTTCTCGGATGAACGAGTTGAGAAACTTGACGTATTTTGCGGTGTTTTGTGGCTGAGAACCTGGGCCAGATCCTCCATTCCACTCGTCTGTCAGGTAGATTCGATCAAAGATATTTTGAAGCATGCAGACAGTAAGTGTTTTCGCGCTTTAGAATCTCCTCTTCGGTGAGTGAACGCATTTTTGCGTTGTGGTAGGTGCGCCATAGGTGGGCAATGGAACAGCCATCCAAAGAGTGGATTCCATCCCAATACCTATGGGAGCCGCAATGCATGAAGCCGAGCATTTCAAAATCAACAGCCTTGGCTAACCCCGGATTCTCCTTGTGCAGCTTCCACGGGTACTGGACAGAAATCTCGTTCCACCCACCTCCGTCAAACTCCTGCCATTTCTGAAGCCACTTCCATTGGAACCGGCTGTGCATCTGCGAGAACATGATTGCGTTGCAAAGGCCAATCGTCGGCTCGTCCCCGCAGAATTCACGACCGATTACGGTGTCGTGGTTGAGCCAATCTTTTGGAAACGGAGCAACCGTGATGGTGTCCGTGTCAGCATAGACGCCGCCCATCGCGTACAGAACGGTGTGCCGAATCAAATCAGCGCGATGCTGATGCTGCGGGATGTTGTTGCCGTTCCATGTTTTCGGATTCCCGATTGGCATCACTCGAACCGGAACCTTTGCCTTGAGCTTTTCCCACTGCTCGCCGGCAGGTTCCTGTGGAGTCCAAAGAAAAACGCTCCAGTCAGGATTGTTCATCCATGCTGAAGCGATTGCGATGCGTTCGCAGATGTGGAAGCCGTCGTCGTGAAGACCGTGTACGAAGTGTATGTTTTTCATGCTTGTCGCGCCAAGTTGGACTCGGCAGTTGCATTCGCTCGCTGAATATCAGCGGTTGTCTTCGCATTCCGGCGTGACAAGTCTGCCATCGCCTTCGTGTTCTGACGCTGAATGTTGGCCATAGTCTCGGCGTTCTGGCGAGCGATTTTTGCCTGAACTTCAGCATTCATCACCGCAGTCTTCGGATCGACGCCCTGCTGAATCGCCTGAGCTTGCTGCATTTGCATCTGGGCTTGCTGCTGTTCGGCCAACAAATCGCCAAGCTGCTGGATGGTGTCGGACAAAATCTGAAGCTGTTGGCGATAGGCATCCGCCTGCTGGCGACGGGTCGGATCGGTCGATAGACGCAGCAGATGATCTTGAACATGCTGACCGATGCCCTGAAGGAAGAGGACAATCTCCTGCGGATTGCCACCCTGCTGAAGCGACGCAGCAGCCTCGTTCGCAGCGGCCAGATGCGTGTCGATGTGGACGATGTGGTTCTGCGTGTCGGTGACGATGGCCATGTTGCCTTGACGCAGCGATGAATGCTCCAGAAC